CTTGAGCGTGGTCTCAAAGGCGAAATCGCTGAAGATTTCATCTCAGGTCTAAAAACATTGTTTGAAGATCATTACATTGATGTGCCAAACGAGAAGTACGATGTACTTGAGGCACAAGCTGAAAAAATTTCTAAGTTAGAAGAGAAGTTAGAAAAAACAATTCAAGAAGTTGTTGATGCGAAGAAATCTAACGGATCACTAATAAAAGAAAAGGTTATTAAAGATGTAACATCTGATTTAACCGACACAGAAATTGAAAAATTTGAGTCTCTTGCTCAAGACGTAGAATACACTGAAGAGGGAGTTTATACTGAAAAGTTAAACACACTTAAAGAATCCTACTTCCCAAAACAGAAGGTTCAAACCGAAACACATGATGAAGTAGAAACTGGCACCGCTGTAGAGGACTTGAATGAAGACAGTTCAATTGCAGCCTATATGTCTGCGATTGGCAGAACAGTCAAGAGTGCGAAATAATAAATAGTAAGATATAAAAGAGGAGAGACAATGTTTCAATCAAAAAACTTACAAGAGAAGTGGCAGCCAGTCCTTGAGCATCCCGAATTACCAAAAATCGATGATGCCTACAGACGAGCTGTTACTACTGTCATCTTGGAAAACCAAGAAAAAGCGTTAAGAGAAGACAGAGCGTTCTTAGGTGAAGCTGCACCAACAAACGCAACTGGTTCTTCAATTGACAATTGGGACCCAATCCTAATTTCATTAGTAAGACAATCAATGCCAAATCTTATTGCGTATGATGTCTGTGGTGTTCAGCCAATGACTGGCCCAACAGGTCTTATCTTTGCAATGAGAGCAAGAGCAAAATCACAAGCAGGCGCACAAGCGTTGTTTGACGAGGAAATTCCATTTCTATCAAACCAAGACGCTGCAGGCGACACAGGTGCTGGTGATCAGTCAGGTACTAACCCTGCTGTTCTAAACGATTCACCTGCTGGAACTTACAGTTCTGCTACTGGTATGACAACAGCACAGGTTGAAGCATTAGGTGATACAACCGCTGATGCTTTCGCAGAAATGGCTTTCTCAATCGAGAAGCACACTGTGACTGCCGTATCAAGAGCTTTAAAAGCAGAATACACAATGGAACTTGCACAAGACTTAAAAGCAATCCATGGTTTAGATGCAGAGACAGAGCTTGCTAACATTTTATCAGCAGAAATCTTAACAGAGATCAACAGAGAAGTGATCAGAAACATCTACTTCTCAGCTGTAAAAGGTGCTCAAGTAAACACAACAAACGCAGGTATCTTTGACTTAGACACAGACTCAAACGGTCGTTGGTCAGTTGAAAAGTTCAAAGGACTTCTTTTCGGTCTTGAAAGAGATGCAAACGCAATCGGACAAGAAACACGAAGAGGTAAAGGTAATATCATCATTACATCTGCTGACGTTGCTTCTGCTTTACAAATGGCTGGTGTTCTAGATTACACACCTGCATTATCAACTAACTTAAACGTAGATGATACATCAACAACTTTCGCTGGTGTATTAAACGGTAGATACAGAGTGTATGTAGATCCATATGCTGCAAACGTATCTGCATCACAATACTACATTGTTGGTTACAAAGGTACATCACCTTATGATGCTGGTATGTTCTATTGCCCATATGTTCCACTACAAATGGTGAGAGCAGTTGGTGAGAACACATTCCAACCAAAGATTGGCTTTAAGACAAGATATGGTATCGCCGCAAACCCATTCCACACTGGTAAAAGAGCTGCTGGTCAAGATGGTGCGATCTCTATCGATGCTAACTCTAACAAATACTACAGAAGAGTTAAAGTTGCAAACTTAATGTAATCTTACTATACAAAAATTAAGAGGGGGCTTCGGCCCCCTTTTTTATTTCTACTAAATAATATCATGGCGACAGTTTCAAGACAACCAACTACAATGGACTATGTTAGTCCTACACAGTTTAAATTTACAATCACTCAACTTCCAAAAGTAGAGTTCTTTGTTACAAACTGCAATCTACCTGGCATTAGTCTTGGTGAAACTATATTTCCTACACCTTTCAAACCAATACCTGTACAAGGAGACGAACTTACTTTTGATAATCTATCAATAGGTTTCCAAGTATCAGAGAATCTAGAAAACTATATTGAATTACATAACTGGTTATTAGCGATTGGATTTCCTAAGTCAAGACAACAATTCGCAACACATAGAAGTACAACATCAAATACTTCAAATACAACTAGAGGTGGAACGACAAATGATATTGGTAAAGTCGAGTTGCAAACACCTGCTAATCCAATGTTTTCTGATGCAACGCTTACAATTTTATCAAACAAAAACAATCCGTTAGTTGAGGTAAGATTTGAGGATTTATATCCAACAACGTTGTCTGCATTAGAATTTACACAAGAAGAAACAGATGTTACTTACATAAAAGCAACATCAGAATTTACATATAAATATTACGAAATAATTACATTATAATTGACTTTTAGTTAATATTATGTTAGGATACTTATTATGACCTTAGATGAATTAAAACAAATCGTTTACAAACAATTACCCGTAGATAAAGATCACTTAGATACAGAGTCTTTGAGAAACCAAGAACTATATGCAAAGTTCATAGATTATAAAACTAACTTTGATTTTTTACTTGCAAAAGCAAAAGGTGAATACAAAGTTTTATATAAAGAAAAATGGGAATATTATGGTGGAAAAGCAGACGCAAAAATATATGTCACAAAACCATTTGATCTCAAAGTTTTGAAAAATGATTTACATATCTACATAGAATCTGATAAAGAAATAATTGATGCAGAAAATAAAATAGTTTATTTAGAAACTACTGTAAAATACATTGATTATGTTCTGAAATCAATTCAGTCTAGAGGGTGGGATATAAAAAATGCAATTGAGTGGAAAAAGTTTGAAGCCGGAATGGTTTAGTAAAGTTCAACAAATGAGAAACGAGGAAGTTGACTTCCTCTATGAAATGGTTGAACAAACTGAAGGTGACATACTTGAGATAGGTATGGGTGGTTCTACTTTTGCATTTTTAGATGCCACAAAGGATACAGATAGACAAGTTTGGTCAATCGATATGAAAAATAAACTTGAAAAATATTATGATTATATTCCACAAGACTATCAAGAGAGATTAAATTTTATTCAAGCAGATTCACATCAAACAGTATTGCGAAAAGAGTTTGGATTATTATTGATTGATGGTGATCATCATTTTGATGCAGTTAGAAAAGATACAATGTCATTTTGGTCAAACGTAAATGATGACGGACTAATTTTGTATCATGATTATGATTTAAAAGAAGTAAATCAATTTGTTGATTCATGGATATATGATTTCGAATATGCCTTAGTTCATAAAATACAAAACAATCTCATCGCACTAAAAAAAGTATGATCTTTGTACATAAACTAAATGATGTCTACCTTCAGGTAGAATGTGAACCACATGTTTCAAGAGAGTTAAGTTCGTTCTTTGAGTTTGAAGTGCCTGGTGCAAGATTCATGCCTGCCTATCGTAATAGAATGTGGGATGGTAAGATTAGATTATTCTCACAAAAAACAAACAAAATTTATGTTGGATTACTTTCATATCTTGAAGATTTTTTTAAAAATAATGAACTAGAATATGTTTTGCATGAAAATGTAGAAGATAAAAAGTTGATAAATGTAAATGATGTGAATGGATTTGTTAAGTCTTTGAAGATCCCTTTTGAAGCAAGAGATTATCAATTTGGTGCAATATGCACTGCGATTGAAAAATCAAGAAGATTATTTTTATCACCAACTGCATCTGGTAAGTCTTTTATCATCTATTGTTTAGTTCGTTATTATAGAATGATGAACAAAAAAATATTAATATTAGTTCCAACGACATCGCTTGTAGAACAAATGACAAGTGATTTTATATCATATGGTTGGGATGATGATAACATACATAAAGTTTATTCGGGTTATGATAAACAAACAGATAAACCTGTTGTGATATCTACATGGCAATCGCTTTACAAACTTCCTAAAAAATATTTTGAACAATACCAATGTATCTTTGGTGATGAGGCACACACGTTTAAAGCAAAGTCACTTACTAGCATCATGGAAAAATTAGAAGATTGTCCTTATCGTTTTGGTTTTACTGGTACACTTGACGGAACACAAACACATAGATTAGTTTTGGAAGGTTTATTTGGAAAGGTAGAAAAAGTTATTTCTACAAAAGAACTTATGGATAAAAAAACATTGGCAAAATTAGATGCAAACTGCATCGTGCTTAAATATGGTGAAGATGAAAGTAAACAAATTAAAGATCATAAATATTCTGAAGAAATAAATTTTCTTGTAAGTCACAATAAAAGAAATACGTTCATCATTAATTTATGTAAAAGATTGAAAGGCAACACCCTATGTCTATTTCAGTTAGTCGAAAAACATGGTAATGTATTATACGATATGATGAAAGGTGATAATACTCATTATGTACATGGAGGCACAAGTGCTGAAGACAGAGAGAGAGTTAGAGAACTTGTTAACAATTCAAATAATTCAATTATTATTGCATCGTATGGTACTTTCTCTACTGGTATTAATATTCCTAATCTTAATAACATCGTGTTCGCAAGTCCAAGTAAAAGCAGAATACGTGTGTTACAATCGATTGGCCGTGGATTGCGTAAGTCCACAAATAAAGATTCCGTATTAATTTATGACATATGCGATGATCTATCATACAAAGGTAAGAAGAACTTTACATTATTACATTTTGAAGAAAGAATAAATATATACAACGAGGAAAGTTTCTCATATAGGATAAACACAGTAAACATATGACACAACAAATAATAAAATTTAATTCAGGTGATCAAGTGATTTGTGATGTTATCAAAGATTCAGGTGATTATCTATCTATCGAAAACCCAATGAAAATGGATACAGTACCAAGAGTAACAAGAAAAGGTATTGTTGAATCGTTAACATTATCAAGATGGTTATATCCTTATAGTGAACAAAAGATATGCAAAGTAAGAAAAGATTCAATTACAACAATAATGTCTGCATCTGAAGGTATGAAAACATTTTATAGAAGACAACTAGATCAAGGTGTAAAAACTGAACTAAAAGTTCATGATTGGGATGCAAAAGATTTAGGAGAAGATTTTGATGAAGATGAAGTTAGAAGATACCTTGAAAGTTTAGAACCTTCAAAGTCTGTAAAGAAAAAGATACTTCATTAACTCATACAGGACAAGCCTGATTATACAGGTTTAAAAAATAAAGTCAAGGGTAAATAAAATTTTTTTGATTGACATTTATCCCATAAAGTGATAGATTATTACATGGCCAGAACTAAGAAAAATCCACAACATTATGTAGATAATAAAAAACTTTTAGAAGAAATGAAAAAGTTTAAAAAGGATTGTAAAGATGCTGATGCAGTTGGTGATAACATGCCACCTGTACCTGATTATATTGGCGAGTGTTTTTTAAAAATTGCAAATGGATTATCATTTAGACCTAACTTTATTAATTATACTTATAGAGATGAGATGATATCAGATGGCATAGAAAATTGTTTACAATACGTATATAATTTTGATCCAAATAAATCTAATAATCCTTTTGCATATTTTACTCAGATAATATATTTTGCGTTTATTAGACGTATTCAAAAAGAAAAAAAACAAACACATATCAAACATAAAATAATTGAGAAAGAAGAATATAGAACACATGATACTTTGGCAATGGATTCAACAAATTATAGTATTCATGGTTTTGATCCTACTATCATGTTACCTGATGAACCAGTTTACAAAACAAAAGAAAAAGAAAAATCACAACAACCGTCTGGTCTTGAGGAGTTTATGGAAGATTAATGAAAGTTGCTATATTATGTGATTCGCACTTTGGTGCAAGAAATGATAATTCTTTTTTTCTAGAATATATGTTACAATTCTATGAGGGAATATTCTTTCCTTATTTACAACAACACGATATCAAAACTGTAATTCATTTAGGTGACTTAATGGATAGAAGAAAATATGTATCTATTAAAACTGCGAAAGAATTTAGAGAAAGATTTATGCTTCCTATAAATCATTTGAAGTTAGACTTTCATTGTCTTGTTGGTAATCATGATATCTTTTTTAAAAATACAAATGATGTAAATTCTTTAAGAGAACTAATTGATGGTAGATCAAATAAAATTAAAATATATGAAGATCCAACTGAAGTCAATATAGGTGGACTAGATATTTTATTTTTACCATGGATTACACCACAGAATCAAATATACGCTGAGGGTATGATAGATTCTACAGATGCTTCTATCGTAATGGGTCATCTAGAAATAAAAGGTTTTCAAATGTACAAAGGGATACAAAGTGATCATGGTATCGATAAAAGTTTATTCTCAAAGTTTCAATCAGTGTTTTCAGGTCATTATCATCATAAATCAGATGATGGTCAGATATATTATCTTGGAGCACCTTATGAGATTTATTGGAATGATTACAATGATCCAAAAGGATTTCATATATTTGATACAGAAACTTTAGAACTAACAAGAGTTTTAAATCCTTTCAGAATGCATGAAAAAATATTTTATGATGATACACAAACAGCATATGAAAATCATGATGTCACACAATATACAAATAAATTTGTAAAGGTAGTAGTTGTTAATAAAAAAGATCTCTATCAGTTTGATAGATTTATGGAAAGACTAATGAAGGCAAACTGTCATGATGTCAAAGTAATTGAAGACTTTTCTGATTTATCTGCTGATTCAGTATCAGATGATATAGTTCAGTATGCAGAAGACACTACGACATTAATAAACAAATATGTTGATGAACTTGAGATAGAATTAGATAAAGATAGAATCAAAAGAATTATGAGAGGATTATATAATGAGGCACAAGATTTAGAGTTATGATTAATTTTAAAACTGTGCGTTGGAAAAATTTTCTTTCTACTGGTAATCAATTCACAGAGATACCTTTAGATAAAAATGCGACAACACTTATCGTTGGCGAAAACGGTGCAGGCAAATCAACAATATTAGATGCACTATGTTTTTCACTATTTGGAAAACCTTTTAGAGTGATTAGTAAATCACAATTAGTAAATTCTATTAATGATAGAGAGACAGTTGTTGAAGTTGAGTTTAGTATAGGAACTAAAGAATGGAAGATCGTAAGAGGTATTAGACCAAATACTTTTGAGATATATTGTGATAATATTTTAATTAATCAAGATGCAAACTCAAGAGATTATCAAAAATTTTTAGAACAAAATGTTTTAAGATTAAATTATAGATCATTTACACAAGTTGTCATTTTAGGATCATCTACGTTTGTTCCTTTTATGCAACTCAAAGCATCTCATCGTAGAGAAGTTGTTGAAGAGATACTTGACATAAAAATATTTTCTATCATGGGTATGTTACTAAAACAAAAGATAAAAGATATCGCAGATGAAATAAAAGAGTTGGATTATCAGTTTGAACTTGCAGTAGAAAAGATTGCAATGCAACAAAATTACATTGATGATATGAAAGCAAATAAAGAACAAATCATATCAGATAAACAAGTCACACATAAAAATAATAAAACTGTTTTAGATGAAAGAACTGAAGAGTTTGATTTTATTGGTGATGAAAGTATTGACTTGATGAAACAAGTAGATGATCAAGATATCGTAAAAAATAAACTACAAAAGTTTAATAATCTTAGGGCTACACTGATTGAAAAACATAAACAGTTAACAAAAGATGCAGATTTTTTTAAGAATAATGATAACTGCCCAGTATGTTTACAAGATATAGAGTCTTCACACAAACAATCAATGTTAACAGATAAAGAAAATAAAATAAAAGAAATAGTTGATGGCGCAACTAAACTTAAAGATGAATTAACAGATGTTGAAAATAGATTGAATGAGATCAATGATATAATGACAAAAGTTCGTGATAATGAAGTTAGAAGAGCAGAGTTATCATCATCGATTACAGAATTAGAAAAATATAATAAAAAACTAGAAGATGAGATTGCATCATTTGAGGCAGGTTCAGTATCAGAGACAGACATTGATAAATTATCAAATATGAAAGATGAATGCAAGGGTATCGAGAATACTAGAAGTACAAAGAAAGAAGAGAGAACTTACGTACACGCAGCCAGAGATATGTTAGATGATGCAGGTATCAAAACAAAAATCATCAAACAATATCTGCCAATTATGAATCAATTAATTAATAAGTATTTAATGTCTATGGAGTTTTATGTAAACTTTAATCTAGATGAAAACTTTAATGAAACTATTAGATCAAGATTTAGAGATGCGTTTAATTATGCGTCATTTAGTGAAGGTGAAAAAATGCGTATTGATCTTGCTTTACTTTTTACATGGAGAGCGATTGCAAAGATGAAAAATTCTACAAATACAAATCTTTTAATACTTGATGAGATATTTGACAGTTCACTTGATGGTCAAGGAACAGATGAATTTTTAAGAATATTAAATACACTTGATAATGAAAATGTATTCGTAATAAGTCACAAAGGTGATCAACTTGTAGATAAATTTAGAAATAGTATCAAGTTTGAAAAGACACAAAACTTTAGTAGGATAGCATCATGATACATAAAAAAATTAAAAAAATAAAATTATATATTTTATTGTATTGGAATACATTCTTAAAAAGATTTAAGAAAAAAGAAAAACATGACACTTTCATCTACGAAGATAAATGAGGTTTCAATTGGTATTACAAACTTTTGTAATGCAGGTTGTCCTCAATGTCATCGCACTAATCCTAATGGGTTGAATACAGTTGATTGGTTGCCACTAACGTCTTGGTCACTTGATGACTTCAAAAGAGCATTTCCAACATTTAAAAATATTAATATTATTGAGTTCTGTGGTATTTGGGGCGATCCAATCATGGCAAAAGATATATTTGAAATCTGTAAATATATAATAGACAATTCAGATTGTAAAATAGAAATACTAACAAACGGTTCTATACGAGATGAAACTTGGTGGTGGAATCTTGGAGTTATGTGTGGAAACAGACTTGAGGTTATTTTTGATATTGATGGCATAACACAAGAGATGCATCAACAATATAGAAGAAAAACTAACCTGCAAAAGATACTTAACAATATGGAAACATTAACATCAACGTTTGCAAAAGCAAAAACATTTACAGTTGTTTTCAAACATAATGAAGATTACATTGAAGAAATAGAAAAACAAAATAAATCTCATGGTGCATTTTTTTGTGAGTTTGTTCATTCAAATAGAATATTTGATGAGGAAGATAAGTTTCATTATGTGGATGAAAATGGCGAAAAACAATTTTTAGAAAAATCTTACAAAAAACTTCCTGTAACAACTTGGAGTTGCAATTGTGATATTTGTAGACCAAAGAAAGATTTCAATGATAGAGTGTGAGTGGAAAAAAGAAGGTAGAGTTCAAATAAACCCAGATGGTCAAGTTTATCCATGTTGTTATCTTTGTAATCCACATTATAAATTTCTTTTAGGTTTCAAGTCAAATTTAACACATAAAGAGCATAAAGATGAACATACTCAACACATTTGGGATAAGTATAACGATAATAAAGAAAAATTTAATATTAATAATAGATCATTAGAAGAAATACTAAACGATAAATGGTTCACAGAAACATTACCTAAATCATGGGAGAGTGAAGATACTGCGTTAGTTCAATGTATTGAACACTGCACAGTAGATAAAAAGGATGAATAGTAATTTATGTAAAGCACCTCATACAAATATGTATTGTTCAGTGGAAGGTTTTGTTTCGCCTTGTTGGTTGACTATTGGTAATTGTGATCAATGGTCTGAAACTAGATCACTTAAAGATATTTGGTTTGGGGAACATTTTGATAAGTATAGAAACAAATGTTGTAGTTTACATAAAGACTTCACTATTGCAGATGCGTATAAAGACAATGTAGTGAAAAAATATCCTAGTATGATAGAACTTGAATTATCAAATCAATGTAACTTTGAATGTATTATGTGTAATGAAAGATTGTCTTCTGGTATTAGAAAAAATAAAGGTCTTGCACCAATGCCTATGGCATATACAAATAAATTTGTCGATGAGGTAGAAGAGTTGTTACCACATTTAGATGAGATTAGATTTAATGGAGGTGAACCTTTTGCTCAGAAAATAGTTTTTGATATTATAGATCGTGTCACTGATGATACTAAAATTAATATTGCAACTAACGGAAGCATATTAAACAAAAGAGTAAAAGATTATATTAAAAAGAAAAATATAAGATTAAATATTAGTATTGATGCTTTAACAAAAGATTTATATGATCAAATTAGAGTGAATGGTGACTTTAATAATGTTATGGAAAATTTTCAGATATTTAAACAATATTGCGATATTGCAGTTATGGTAAATCCAATGACAAATAATTGGTTTCAGATGAAAGATTTTGTTGACTTCTGTAATGAAAATAATGTATATTTAGGATACAACACTGTAAGATATCCAAAACATCTTTCAATACAACATATGCCTGTTGATATGATTGAGGATGTATATCTTACTTTACATAAACAAGTTAATACATATCCAAATAAAAATCATAATTGGAAAAGATTTGAGTATTTGGTTGAAACACAAATAAAAAATTGGATGTTGGAAAAATGGAATGGTTAATTTAGGAATATCAGAAGGATTTCATGATGCAGGCGTAACTGTATTAGACGGACAAGAAATTAAATACGCATCTCATAGTGAAAGATATAGTAGAAAGAAAGGTGATAAATGGATTCATCCAAAACAAATGAAAATAGGTTATCACAATATCGCATATTACGAAAAACCATTTTGGAAAAACACTAGAAGATTTTATGCAAATCAATCACTCCAATGGCCAAGAAGAAAATATGACTACTATTTTAAACATCATCAATCACATGCTGCGGCAGGATATTTTACTGCACCATTTCATAATTGCAATATTATTGTTGTAGATGCTATTGGTGAATGGGATACTGTTTCGATATGGGATAATATGAAAAAAATTAAGTCATTTAAATATCCATATTCATTAGGATTATTATATTCAGCAATTACGCATAGACTTGGTTTGAAACCAAACGAGGATGAATATATCACAATGGGAATGGCTGCATATGGTGAACCTAAATATGATTTAGAATATCTTTTGCAAAAGAACAATCATTGGGGTGTAGGAAATTTGTTACCGAATGCACGTGATGAAGATTTGGCCGCATCGATTCAAAATCTTTATGAATCAAAACTTTTAGAACTGTTGAAATATACGACAAAAAATAATTTGATATTAATGGGTGGATGTGCTTTAAATTGTGTTGCAAACAGTAAGATACCAGATCGATATAATATATGGATAATGCCATCACCAGGTGATGCAGGTTCTTCTCTTGGTGCGGCTGCATTGATTAATAAAGTAAGATTAAATTGGAAACATCCATATCTCGGCCATAACATTGATAGAACTATAAATCCAAAAGAAGTTGTTAGACATTTATTAGAACACAAATATTGTGGGATTGCAAATGGACGTGCTGAGTTTGGACCAAGAGCATTAGGAAATCGTTCACTAATTGCTGATCCTAGATATCCTATAAAAGACACAATAAATCAAATTAAAAGACGACAAAAATATCGTCCTTTTGCACCCATGATATTAGAAGAACACTTTGACAAATATTTCAAAGGAAGAAAGAATAGATATATGCAATTTGTATCAAAAGCACTACATGATTATAAGTCTGTTACGCATGTTGATGGCACTGCCCGTGTACAAGTCGTAGAAAGATCAAATCCGTCTGTAGCCCGCCTTATATTGGAAGAATGGTATGAAAAAACAGGGTGTCCTATGTTATTGAATACATCCTTGAATATAAAAGGTCAACCTATAGTTAATACATGGGATGATGCAATAGATTTTCAGAAAGAATATAATGTCAAAGTCTTCTAAGATTATTGTCGGTGGATGTAGTTTTACAGATAAAGATTTTTCAATAAAAACAAAACCTAAAATTAATCCGTTTCCAAGTTGGCCTGAACAGTTAGCAAAGAAAACAGGCAAAGAAGTTATTAACACTGCAAAGTGTGGATCAGGTAATCGTAGAATTTATCAAACAGTTTTGAATGAAATAATAAAACATGATGACGTAGAGCAAGTTATCATAGGTTGGTCTGAATGGACTAGACAAGATTTTTTAGTGAAAGAAGGTCGTAATAAAGATGGTTGGCATTCAGTTATACCAAGAAAACCTGATACAAAAGATCGTGCAAACTTTGTAAAAGTTGTTGATCAAGAAGTTTTGTTTGATTTTTATATGAACGCTTTTAATTTTGATTATCCGACACCAAGTCAGATTGTTGATGAAAATTTAAATCATTTCTATTCACTACAATGCATATGCAAAGAAAGAAATATTAAACTCAGTATGTTTCAAATGTTTTATCCGATAAATGGAATATTTAATGATGATGAGAGAACTAACTTATATCAAATGGCTTTTGTAAAGAGTATGTTATCAAATCCATTATTACTTGAAATGGATGACACTTTTTGGGGTTGGCCTATATTTGAACATATTGGAGGTAAGAATCTAATGAGACATCTTGATAAGAAAAATATGTGGAAAGAAGTAAGTCATTTTGATGCTCATCCTAATGAAGAAACTCATAAAAATATCATGGAACTTATATATGGTGTGACAAGTTGACACATAAATAGTTTTAAAATGCCCGATAATACTAGGATTTTTAAGACCTATTTAACCCTTGACAATCACCCCATATACCTGTCATTATATAATTAGATGATGACTAAAAAATCCACAATTGCGAAACTTCTCTCTGAAGAGAATATTATTGTTAGACATAAAAAAGCAGATACTGCTTCATTTAATGTTGAAACAAGAGAGTTAGTTTTACCTATATTCAAAGAAGAAATTAGTAATGATGTTTATGACATGTTTGTTTGTCATGAAGTTGGTCATGCATTATATACACCTATGGATTTATTAGAGAGAGGTGTTCATCAAGGTATTAATCATTCTGTTATCAATGTTTTAGAGGATGCTCGTATTGAGAAAATGTTTCAAAAGAAATACCCTGGTTCAGTAAAAAATTTCAAACAAGGTTACAAAGAATTAGTAGAAGGTGACTTCTTCAAATTAAAAGATAAAGATTTATCTAAATTAAATATTATTGATAAGATTAATATCTTTTACAAAACTGGTCTTATTGGTAATGTAAATGAAGAAGAACAAAAATTTATTGACGAAGTTGATACTTTAAAAAGTGTTGAAGACGTAATATCACTTGCCGCAAGATTATCTCAGTATCACAAAGAACAACAAAAAGATCAAGATGGTGATGGTCGACAAGATCAGTCAGGCAATCAAGAACAAGAAGAAACTGGTAGTCAATCTCAATCAGATCAATCAGAGTCAAGTGAAGGTCAAGAACAAGTTCAAAGTTCAGAGGGTTCAGAAGAGTCTGAAGAAAAAATTGATGAGGGTGCATCTGAGTCTGAAGAAAAAATTGATGAGGGTGCATCTGAGTCTGATAGTGGTGAGGAAGAGTCAAAAGATGATTCAAACGATGTAGGATCACAAGGTGCAGGTCTAGGAAATGGTGGCGAGCTTAAATCATCTACTGATAAAGCATATCAAGATGCCATGAACAAAAACAATGATACTGATGCAAAAGATAGAATCTATACTCAAACACCTAAAAAATTAAACTTAAATAAATTAATCTATTCTCACAAAGAGATTGCTGACGATTTGATAGAAACATATACAAATAAACATAATGAGGCATTTGATGCTTACATACATGAAGACTATAAAAAAGTTTTTAATGATAACAAAAAAGTTGTTCAATATATGGTCAAAGAGTTTGAAATGAAAAAGTCTGCTGATCAATACAAAAGAGCATCTACTTCCAAGACTGGTTCTCTTGATATGACTAAATTACACAACTATAAATTTGACGAAGACTTATTTGCAAAAATGACTACTTTGCCTGGAGCGACTAATCATGGTATGATCATGTATCTTGATTGGTCTGGTTCAATGGCAGATAACATGAGATTTACTTTGATACAGTTATTCAATCTAATTTGGTTTTGTCAGAGAGTAAAGATACCTTATCAAGTTCTTGCATTTACAGATCGTATTCATACAAGTTCACTCAATGAGATTCAAGATGAAGTTGTTGGTGATCATAACTTTCAATATTTACGTTTACTTGAATTTTTTTCAAGTGATCAAACAAAACAACAGACTCAAACAATGATGACTAATTTATTAGGTTTCACTAAGGAATGGGCACGTGATACTAATATATATGACGCAAATCATATATATTCTACTTATGTTCCTAGAAAATACAATCTTGGTGGTACACCATTAAACACTGCTTTATTAACTACATACAGAGTCGTTAAAAGATTTCAAGAGAAACACAAAGTACAAAAATTAAATATGGTTATCCTAACTGATGGTGAGAGTCATCATCATGAAAGTGTATTTTCACAAAGATCAAGTTTTTGGAGAAATAGTGAACACAATAAACTTAGTAAACAATTAAATCATAATGATTTTGGTAAAGACTTATATATTCAGTGTTCAGATACTAAAGTTCAAACTCAACTTAAAACCTATCAAACTGAGTCTTTCTTAAAATTTGTGAGACTTCAGTTGCCTAATATTTCAATAACAGGTTTCTATGTATCGGGCACTGGTAAACAAGGTAGAGTGCCTCTTAGAGATATTTGTAGAAAATTTGGATTAAGTGAGTATAGTGATAAAGAAAAGATTGTTGCGGTACAAAAAGAATTAAGAGAGAAGAAAGTTGCGATATCAAAAGTCGCTGGATTTGATGAGTATTACATATTACCAAGAGGTCCAAAAGAGACCGATGAAGAACAAGAATTGACATTCAAAAAGGGTGCAAGAGCGGCTGGAATGGCAAGAGAGTTCTTAAAATTTGCTCAGAAAAAGACTTTGAATAGACAATTATTGAATAAATTCATTGAAAAAGTTGCCTAAATTAGGCCTTGACAATATATCAGATTACCTGATATTATATAATTAGATGTTGAAAAAGAGAGGTATATATTATGTTAACACCTAAAAAACAAGAGTTCGTTAATGCGATGTCTAAAGAATATGGCGAAGGTGCCGTAGTCTCTAGATTTGAGATTAATGAGTTCGCATCTAAGAATGGATTTAACAATCCTTCTTGGTTAAAGAAACCACAATACAAATGTGGTCACGGTAAGTATCAGTTACCTACCGAAGAATCAGAGGTTACTCAAGTTGTAAGTAAACCTATTCAACCTGTTCAGACACCTGAACAGACTTCAGTAAATTTAATTGCTAATGCATTCGAAGTTCAAAACTTAGTTCCTTCAAAGTTCGAAGGTTTTGTTCCTTGGGGTCATTACAATACTATCAAACAGATTTCTAAATCTGGTATGTTCTACCCAGTATTTGTTACTGGTCTATCTGGTAACGGTAAAACTTTGATGATCGAACAGATTCACGCTGAGTTAAAGAAAGAACTTATCAGAGTTAACATCACTATCGAAACAGACGAAGACGATTTACTTGGTGGTTTCAGACTTGTTAACGGTGAGACAAAGTTTGTACCTGGGCCTGTTATCGATGCAATGGAAAGAGGTTGTACTCTTTTACTTGATGAGTGCGACTTAGGTTCAAATAAACTTATGTGTTTACAACCTGTCTTAGAAGGCAAGGGTGTTTATCTTAAAAAAGTAAACAAGTGGGTGACACCTAAACAAGGATTCAATGTGATGGCGACTGCCAACACTAAAGGTAAAGGTTCTGAAGACGGTAGATTTATCGGAACTAATGTTCTTAACGAAGCATTTCTAGAAAGATTTGCAATCACTATCGAGCAACCTTATGCAGACAAGAAAGTTGAAAGTAAGATTGTCATCGGTTCTATGAATAAGTATGGCAAAGTCGATGAGAAGTTTGCAGAAAACTTAGTGACTTGGGCAGAGGTTATTAGAAAAACCTTTTACGAAGGTGGAGTTGATGAGATCATCTCTACCAGAAGACTTGATCACGTTGTCAAGGCATATTCAATCTTCAAAGACAAAGTGAAAGCGATTGACCTTTGTGTTGCAAGATTTGATGATGACACCAAAGAGTCATTCTTAAATCTTTATTCAAAGATTGATGCTGGGGTGGATGTATCTGCCCCTGCCGTAGAGAATGAAGTCGAACAAGACGAAGTGGTCGATGAAGAATAAAAAAAGTTTTGTATGGGGGTTGACTTTTGAAAGTTAATTCCCATATAAATATACGGAACATGCCGAAAGGGTGTTCAAATTAACTTGCTTAAAAAGGAGAAAACTATGAATGACATAACATTCTTTAATAGGCTTAGGCCTTTCACAATTGGTTTCGATGAAGTATTTGACACTTTCGAAACTCTTTCAACATCAAACACTTTCAGTAATTCATATCCACCATACGATATTGTAAAAGTAGATGACTACAAATACAATGTGGAGTTGGCTGTTGCTGGATTTAGTAAAGACGACATTCAAGTCGATTATGCAGATAATACTCTCACAATCGAAAGCAAAAAAGAAACCAAAGAGGAAGAAGACAAATTTATCCACAAAGGTATATCTAAGAGATACTTCAAGAGATCATTTACAATCGCAGATGATGTGGTAGTAAATGGTGCCGAACTTAAAGACGGACTCTTGACTATTGAATTAGAAAAGATATTGCCTGAGGGTAAAAAACCTAAGACTATTGAGATTAAATAGTTTTTTTAATAAAGGGGGTTGACAATAACCCCCTTTTTAGTTTATATTATCTACAAGGAGATTTATTATGGCAAAAGTATTTGATTTACAACCTGGTGGTTTAAAGGACGGTGGTCAAGCAACTTTAAACGAAGAAGAATCTAACAAACTTACAAAAATTTCAGAAACAAATAAAGAACATGATGATACTAATGCAGGTTTAAAAATAGCACAAAGAAATAAGATTGCCGCTCACTTCATGCGTGTAGAAATACCTGAACCTATCGTTAATGAGATATGGGAAAATAGAGGTGTCATGTTTCAACCTGGCAATGAGGATATCAAAACAAATTTAGGAAATGTATTACATACAATTGCTAAATCATTTATCAAACATAATTATCAACATGATGCAATACCAATTATTGATTTTAATTTATACGAAAATAATACACCACTGCAAGATATAACAATCACAGATGGTTCAGTATTTCAAATGAGAATGACTTTTGATGATAAGGGTGAAACAGTATTTCAGTGGGGTGACAAGTATGATGATCATCCATTAAGACCTGATACTTTTGAAAAAGTAAAAAGTGAAAGAGGCATACTACTTGTATATCCAAGTTATGTTAAAATAATTGAAGACAATGTAAAAGATTACATGGAAGTAAACGGAAAGTATATCGCACAAGATAATGAGTGAGTTTACGTATAAAGATATTGTAGATAAAAAAGTATATACTTACAATGAAGACAAGTATTTAAAGGAATTGCAAGATTACATTTTAAATACTTACAAACAACACTATTCAAAAAATAAGTTTCAATCAACACAATTTATTTTAGACAGTGGGCATGGTGAGGGGTTTTGTATTGGTAATATTATGAAATACGCTCAGAGGTTTGGAAAGAAAAATGGTAAGAACAGAAATGACTTGCTTAAAATCTTGCATTATGGTATGATTGCACTATACAATCTTGATATGGAGTTAAATAATGAAACTAAATAGTGGAACTTTGAATGTACTAAAAAACTTCGCAACAATTAATCAGAACTTAATGATTAAAGAAGGTAGTACAATAACAACAATGTCTGCGATGAAAAACATTGTGGCAAAAGTAAATGTTGAAGAGACATTTCCTAAACAAATAGCAATATATGATTTGAATGAATTTTTATCATCTACAAGTTTGTTCAAACAACCTATTATAGATTTTGATGATCAACATCTAACAATTAAAGAAGAGAATAGTAAAGGTCAAAAGTTAAAATACTTTTACTCTGATCCTTCGGTAATTACAACACCAAGTAAAATGATTACGATGCCATCAGTTGATGTCACATTTGAACTAACAAGTGATGATTTAAATCAACTAAAAAAGGCTGCATCTGTAATACAAGCACCTGATTTAGTTTTTGAAAAGAATGATGAAGGTAGTTTTCTTACTGTCAAAGATAAGAAAAATGATACTGCAAATAACTTTTCATTAGAAGTAAATCAATCTTCACAAGGTGCTAAGTTTCAGTTCTTTTTCAAAGTAGAAAACTTAAAACTATTACCTGGTTCATATGATGTGTCTATCTCATCAAAAAATATAAGTCATTTCAAATCAAAAACAGATAACGTAGAATATTGGATTGCACTTGAACCTGAATCAACTTATGAGGTTTAAGTTATGGATACGTTTCTGTGGGTTGAGAAGTATCGACCAAAAACTGTAAAAGATTGTATCTTACCTAAAAAACTAAAGGATACATTTCAAGAGTTTGTCAAAGACAAACATATTCCTAATTTAATTTTATCTGGTTCTGCTGGAACTGGCAAAACAACAATTGCAAAAGCAATGGTTGAACAGATTGGTTCTACTTGGATGATGATAAACGGATCAGAGGAATCTGGTATTGATGTTCTTAGAACTAAGATAAAAAACTTTGCATCAACTGTTTCATTAGAGGGTGGAAGAAAATATATCATATTAGATGAGGCAGATTATCTAAATCCACAATCAACACAACCTGCTCTTCGTGGTTTCATGGAAGAGTTTCACAAGAACTGTGGTTTTATTCTCACATGTAATTACAAAAATAGATTGATTGATCCTTTACAATCAAGATGTTCTAATATAGATTTTACAATTAGAAATGGTGAAAGAGTAAAACTTGCAGATAAATTTTACAAAAGAGTTCTTGATATTCTGAAGGATGAAAAGATACAATTCAATCCACCTGCTGTTGCAGAATTAATCACTGCTCATTTTCCCGATTGGCGAAGAGTTTTAAATGAATTACAAAGATATTCTGCGTCTGGTCAAATAGATGCAGGTATATTAATTAATATTAGTAATGAAAACATAAAAGAACTAATGAGTTTTGTTAAAAAGAAGGAGTTTACAAATGTTCGTAAGTGGATTGTTAATAATCTTGATAATGATGCCAATAGGATTTTTAGAACGATCTATGATTCTCTCTATGATACTATCGACCACTCTACTATCCCACATGCGGTGGTAATACTTGGTGATTATCAGTACAAGTCTGCCTTTGTTGCAGATCAAGAAATAAATCTTTTGGCATGTATGACTGAGTTGATGTCACAGGTAAAGTTCAAATGAACAAAGAATATGAATCAGTAGATAAGTTTGAAAAAACAATAGCAGATTTTTTTGGTGCTCCATATGCAGTTGCCACGGATTGTTGCACGAATGCATTAGAACTTTCTATCAGAATTACAGACTATGCAAATATTAAAGTGCCTGTGCATACTTACGTTTCAGTTCCTTACATGCTAATGAAAAATGGTTGGCAGTTTACATTCACTGATGAGAAGTGGAAAGGTTATCATTATCTAACTGATCAAGTTATAGACGCAGCTGTTTATTGGAAAAAAAACGGATACATACCTGGTACTTTAATGTGTCTTAGTTTTTTTAAACGTAAACATTTATCGACTGATAGAGGTGGAATAATTTTATTGGATGACAAAGATAAATATGAAGACTTAATCAGATTAGTTTATGATGGTAGAAATAGAAGTGATACACCATATAATAAACAAAAGTGTGGCATGGGTTATCATTATTACATGACATCTGATAAAGCAAATTTAGGATTACAAAATTTTGAGAAAGTGAAAGATAAAAAACCTATAGAGAAAAATTGGGATTGGTATACACCAGTTAATCAATACTCTACGGTATTTGGTAATGAAGACATTATTTTTAGTTCAGAGTAATACTGGGTATGGTCATATCAATAGAGTAAAATCATTTTGTGATCATATCAATGAAAATTTAATTATTACAAAACCTGTTCTAGGTCACGACACTGAGTTTTTTGATAAGTGGCATAATGACTTGTTTGTAAAATATGTTGAGTATAACCCAGACGTGATTGTTACTGAGGGTTTTCCTTTTGGAAGATATGGTTGGCATTCACATTTCAATAAAAATTTAAGAAGACACAAAGGTATCATGGATATCTTAGATCATGCAAAAAACAAAAAGATATATTCTTTAGAGAGAGATATACCATGGATTAGACCAAGTGAAAATTGGTTTCATAGTGACATACTAAATGAATATTATGACGGCATAATTTTTCATACTGATAATAATTTTATTGATCCAAAAGAATTTTTACATAATCAAATTATAGATGTTCCAATAATTAGTTCTTCATATGTCACTAAACCATTTCAATATAATACTCATAGAAATGGATATTTAGTTTCTGGTGGTGATTGGTATCCACATATAGAAAAATATTACAATGTGGCATTAGATGTAAGGAAAAGAATTGGTGGAGATTGGACATTTATCGTTGGTGATAAAACACCAAATAAATTATTAGATAGATTACAAAAAGAAAATGTAAATATTGTATCAAGACCAGACACAAATGGTTACAGAGTTTTACTTGCATCTCATGAATTATCGATAAGTCAATTTGGTGCGATGTCATTTTTAGATATAAATATCACAAAAACACCTGCGATTATGATCCCAAATGACTTAACATCAAATGATGTATATGATAGTAATGGTGTAGTAATTGATAAAGAAGAAAATTATAGAGCAAAAAGATATGAACAACTCGGTGGTGGGAAAGTAATATCAATTGATGATGTCACAGTTGACTCTTTGACAGATTCAATTTATAAAGTTGTTCACTGTAAACCCACCACTTTTGATATGAATGGAGCGAAGTTTGTTAAAGAATTTTTCAACGGAACAAATACAGTCCATTAAAGAGTTTGGATCACACATGGACGCAGCCATAAAAGGTGAATATCACTATCCACACACAATAGTTTTTGTACCTGGTATATCTTGCATGTACAAATGCACTTTTTGTGGTCGAAACTATGATGCAAAATTTGAAAAACAAGATAAACATTATGAAGTTTATAGAGATGTCATATATCAAAACAAAGGAAGAGGACAAATAAACATTGGTGGTGGTCTTGAACCCATGACAAGTCCATATTTGAATCAGATATGTAAAGACTTGCATGACGTTGGTATGAAATCAAGAATGATAACAAATGGATTTATGTTAACACAAAATTACATAAAAAAGAATCCTTATGTTGCAAATTTAGATACTTTGAGAATATCTTTATATGGAATTGATGAAGAGGAGTATAATTCAGTATCTAGAAATAAAAAAGGTTATCAGGTAGTTAAAAACAATTTAAAATTATTAGACAGAAAAGTAAAACTTAATTATGTTGTATTACCACAAAATGTTGAAAAGATAGCAAAAATTTTAGATTACATAGATGACATTGGTGGTATAGACGAATTAAGTTTAAGAGAAGATTTTTCATTTCAGTATGAAATAAATGATCGAAATAAGTTTCAAGATATTCTAAATGAATTTGATATATTAGCAAAACAACGTGGTGTCAAAGTTCATTATGGATATGCGATGTATGATTTACTAAGAGGAAGAAAAAGTAAATTAATTAAATGTGATTATTTACATTTAGATAAAAAACAATCACCACAAACTAAAATATATCTTGATCCAAACGGTGATTTGTATTATTATAGTGAGGCGGCATTTTTAGATCGAGAAGGTAGTGAACGTCACATTCTAGGTAATACATGGAGGTCATCAATTGATGATGCACTAAAAGGTATGAAAGAAATAGAACCACGTAAAGATGATATAAAGTTCATGGATACTTTAACTCATCTCATAGAATATTATAAATGGAGTGTTCGTAATGTATGAATTGAAAGAATATCTTAACTCTATAAATTATCAAAAAAATAATTTAATGGAAAGTGATGACGTTATGTGGGAAAAAAAGTACCCTGCATATGTTGTTAATAAGTGTTTAGCACCATTTGGTGATACGATTATGTTAATAAATGAAATGAATAGATTACATCATTTAGATAACAAACTACAATATGATTTCTTACTAAATAGTCTAAGAACTCGAAAGAGATTTGCATCGTGGATGAAGTCAAGCAAATCTAAGGATATAGAGTGTGTAAAAGAGTATTATGGTTATAGTAATGAGAAATCCAAGTCTGCTCTAAGCATACTTAACGATGAACAAATAAAAATGATAAAGGAAAAATTGAATAAAGGCGGACAACATGGAAAACGTTAGTTTTAATAAAGACAATATGCTTGAAGTGACTCTTAAAGAACCTGATGATTTTTTAAAGGTTAGAGAGACACTATCTAGAATCGGTGTGGCTTCAAGAAAAGAAAAAAAATTATATCAGTCTTGTCATATTCTTCACAAACAAGGTAAGTATTACATTGTTCACTTCAAAGAACTATTTGCACTTGATGGTAAAGAAACAAACTTAACAGAGAATGATATAGGAAGAAGAAACAGAATTGCTAGTCTATTGAAAGATTGGGGTTTGATTAATATCAGTAGTGAAGTACAAAACATGTCACCACTTAGTCAAATCAAAATTATAAGTTTCAAAGAAAAGTCTGAATGGACTTTAGAAACAAAATATAATATTGGAAAGACTAAAGATGAGAACAGTATATGATGAATGGACAAGGTTACAAAAAGTAATCATTGGTCGATCATTTGATCTAAGTAATTTTAATATAGATTATAAAAATAAAATATTATTTAATTATGATAAGACAATATCAGAAAGACATCAACACTTTTCAAATATAGAATATGACGGTAATAGAACTACAACTGATAGTTTACTAGATTTAGTTGAGGGTAATTTATCAGGTTTAAAAAAAATACATGATGAAACTAATGAAGACTTAGATGTATTAGCAGACATATGTAAACAGTTTGGTACGTTTGTTGTAAGACCAGATATATTATATCCAATAGAAACTGAGTGGCGTCATCCCATGCAAGTTAGAGATACGATTGGTAAAATAGGTGATACAGTCTTTGAGGTTTACACTTCATCTTGGGATAGGATGTATGAAAATCTAAACTGTAGAAATATTTTGATAGATGAATTTGAAGAGGGTGCTAGATATATTTCGATGCCATTTCCCATATATGAAAGAAAACCAACAAATACTATAGATGATATTGATATAAAAAATGAGATATCCAATAAAGAAATACAATCATATGATAATCAAGGACAAATATTAGGTGATACAGCTGCATTTATGAAATGTGGAAAACATATTTTTCATACTCATTCAAATCCAAAAACAAAACTAAAAAAACAACATTCTCATATTAGTATGACTAATAATGGTAGAGAGTGGTGGAAGAGAGAGTTTCCAAGACATGAATTTGTGGAAATGAACGCATATGGTCACGTTGACGGAAAGATTTCTATTCTAAGACCAGGTTTAGTATTGGCATGGAATAAAGATCACATACCAGAGATTATGAAAGATTGGGATGTAATATTGATTGAAAATAAAGCAACATATTCTGGCAAACAAATAAAAGATTTATGTGAGGAAAGAGGTGTTAAAAATTATCCATGGCACCATCTATTAGGTGTATCACAAGAAACAAGGTTTGATGCAAACTGTTTATCACTTGATGAAAATACAGTGATCACATCTGGTTATGATAAAGATTTATCAGATAAATTAAAAAAGTATAACATTGAAATGATACCTTGGGTTAATCGTTGGAACTTTCTTTGGTCTGGTGGTGCTCATTGTTGTTCTGTTGACTTGGCAAGAGAAGGAAAACTTATTGACTATTTTTCATAATTATGGTATAATATCCACATGAGGTTTTATACAAACATTTCTCAATGGGGAAATAATTTATTATTACGTGAAGTCATAGATGGTAAGAGAGTAAATCGAAAAGTAAAATATTCGCCAACTCTGTATTGTCCTGTGATGCGTGAGACAAATTTTAAAACTTTAGAAGGTAAGTATGTTACGCCTATAAAACATCAAACAATGAGAGATGCCAAAGAGTGGGTTGAACAATATAAAGAACAACCACATTTATTATATGGTAATACGCAATATCAATATTCTTTTTTATATGAAAACTATCCAAACTTAGAATGGTCATTAGATGATGTATTGATCGCAACGATTGATATTGAAGTTGCTTGTGAAAATGGTTTTCCTAATCCACAAGATGCTATTGAACCTTTACTTTCTATCACTGTAAAAAATCATGCTAATAAACAAATATTTGTTTGGGGTGTTGGTGAGTACAAAACAACTCGACCAGACGTTGCTTATGTCAATTGTGAAAATGAAAAAGAACTTATCTATGAGTTTTTAAAGTTCTGGCAAATGAACCAACCTGATGTTATCACTGGTTGGAATACAGAATTTTTTGACATACCATATCTTTGTAATAGAATAAAAAAACTTTGTGGTGAAGATGACTTAAAAAAATTATCACCATGGAAATCTGTTTCATCAAAAAACATTTACTCAATGGGTCGAAGTCACCAAGTTTGGGATATACAAGGTATCGCTGCTTTAGATTATTATGATTTGTATCGAAAGTTTACATATACAAATCAAGAGTCATATCGTTTAGATCATATCGCATACGTAGAACTAGGTGAAAGAAAAGACGGAAATCCTTATGATACTTTTAGAGATTGGTACACAAATGATTTTCAATCTTTCATTGACTATAATATAACAGATGTTGAGATTGTTGATAAACTTGAAGAGAAAATGAAACTTATCGACTTGTGTTTGACAATGGCCTACGAGGCAAAGGTTAATTATACAGATGTTTTAGGATCAGTTAAGTATTGGGATATTTTAATACACAACTATTTAATGGATAAAGGTATTGTTGTTCCACAAAAAGTAGAAAGAGAAAAGTCTGAGAAGTATGAAGGTGCATATGTAAAAGATCCACAGACAGGTATGCATGAATGGGTATTGTCTTTTGATTTAAATTCACTATATCCACATTTAATTATGCAATATAATATTTCACCTGAAACAATGAAAAGTGAACAGACAGTTCCTAATATGTCGGTTGATAAACTATTAGATAAACAAATAGACACATCTGTTTTAAAAAACACAACTATGACACCAAATGGTGCTTTATTTCGCACTGACAAAAAAGGATTCTTGCCTGAGATGATGCAAAAAATGTATGATGATAGAGTTAGATATAAAAAGGCAATGTTAGAGGCAAAACAAAATCTTGTTAACACAAAAGATAAAAAGTATGAAAAACAAATTTCTACGTTTAATAATATACAAATGGCAAAAAAGATTGCACTTAACTCAGCATATGGTGCTATTGGAAACAATTGGTTTAGATATTATTCACACACAATGGCAGAAGCGATTACTACATCTGGTCAATTATCTATTCGTTGGATTGAAAAAAAGATAAACAGTTATATGAATGGATTACTAAAAACTAAAGATAAAGATTATGTTATTGCATCTGACACTGACTCTGTTTATATTACATTTGATGAACTAATTAAAAAACTTAATCCAAAATATCCTATTGACTTCCTTGATACAATTGCAAAAGAAAAGGTTGAACCTTTCATTGATCAATCATATCAAGAACTTGCAAACTATCTACATGCATATGAACAAAAGATGCAAATGAAAAGAGAAGTGATTGCAGATAAAGGTATTTGGACTGCAAAGAAAAGATATATTTTAAACGCATACGATATTGAAGGTGTTAGATATAAAGAACCAACATTGAAGATTATGGGTATCGAAGCAGTGAAGTCATCAACACCTGCACCATGTCGTGAAAAAATTAAAGAGGCTTTGAAGATTATGATGTCTGGTGATGAAAAAGAACTAAATAAATTTATACAAAATTTTCGTGAAGAGTTTCTTACACTTCCACCAGAAGACATTGCATATCCAAGAAGTGTAAATGGTTTGAACAAATGGTCTGAGACACATACATTATTTAAGAAAGGTGCTCCGATACATGTCAAAGGTGGAATATTATATAATCATTTAGTAAAGAAAAATAAACTTACAAGATACTATCCTTTAATACAAGAAGGTGATAAGATAAAGTTTTTATATTTAAAACTTCCTAACATTTATCAATCATCATCTATATCATTTATTACAACACTTCCAAAACAACTTGACTTTAAAGTTGATTGTGAATTACAGTTTGAAAAGTCATTTATTGAACCACTTAATTTTATTATTGAAAAGATTGGATGGTTTGTTGATAGAACTTATGGAACACAAGGAACACTAGAAGATTTTTTTGCATGATACACAAATTACTAGAAACAATAATAACAAAGGAGTCACAAAATGAAACTGAAGTTGCTATTCTCTTATCTGGCGGCGTTGACAGTAACACTTGCTTATTTACTTCTAACCGTCTCGGTTTAAAAGTACATGGATATTCTTTTTATATAAAAGATAATCCTACTTACGACTCACTAAAAGCACAAGAGGTATGTGAGAAGTTTGGATTTAATTTTACAAGTATTGAGGTGCCGACTGAAAATTTAGTCGAGGACTTTAAAACGTTGGCACACAAATATAGTTGTAAAAAGAAAGTTCAGTTTGAATGCACTTGGCCATTCATGTACATGTATCCTAAGATAAAAGAGAAAGTTATTATATCTGGTGTTGCCGCAGACGGACATTATGGTCTAAGTAAAAAAGCAATGATACACTTCAAACACACAAAACAAAAGTTTGATAAGTTTAGAACAGATTATTTTTCATCTGATAATCCAGCAGGTGTCAGACAACTTGAAATGTTAAGTAAAGAATATGATAAAATACTGATTGCACCCTATTTGAATAAAGATGTATTTAATTATTTTATACAGTTTGATTGGGATCAGATTAATAAACCATATGAAAAACATTTAATCAGACAACATTTTCATGAGTTTGATGAACTTAAACTTAAAAAACATCTTAATTTACAACTTGTGGCAGAAATACCAACTATATTTGAGAATCTTCTTGACAATAAAGAGATAAACATATATGATAGGAAAAGAATTATGGATGTGTGTCGTGACTGGTCAAAAATAGTTGACAGTAAAGGCACTTTGGAAAACTTTATATGAAATACAAACCCTACTTAATGAAAGACGTATTAGACGGAGAGGCACAAGAAAAGTTTCGTGTTATATCTACTTTCGCAGGTGGTGGTGGAAGTTCTACAGGTTATCGTCTTGCAGGTGGAAAAATACTTGCAATAAATGAGTTTGTTGAAGAAGCAAGAAATACTTACAGAGATAATTATCCAAACACACCTATTCTTGATGGTGATATCAAAGAACTAGAGGGAAAAGATTTTTTAGAGATTGCAAATATAAAAGAAGGTGAACTTGAATTATTAGACGGATCGCCTCCATGTTCAGCATTTAGTATGTGTGGAACATTGGCAAGAGAAGGAACAGTTCATAGTGACGGATTTGGTAAAACTAAATCTTACTCAGACGGAAAGATAGTTACGAATATTGAAGACTTATTCTTTGAATTTTTAAGAGTCGCAGATAAGATTAGACCAAAGACTATCATCGCAGAGAATGTTGAAGGTCTTACAGTTGGAGAAGCAAAACAATATTTTAATAAAATACAAAATACATTTGAGGATATTGGATATCAAGTAGTTGCAAAAGTACATGATTGTTCACAGTTTGGAGTTCCACAAAGAAGACGAAGAGTTTTCTTTATGGCAGTTAGAGATGACATTATGGATCAAGTTGGTTTGAATTTTATGACTCTATCATCAATATTTCCAAAAGAAAATAAAACAATTACTACTTTACAAGGTGCATTTGATGATTTAGATTATGATCAAGATGAAGTTGAAATGCTTACTACAAAATGGAAAGAGACAGCATACTATAAACAAACATGCGTATTAATGCCAAGAAACCCAGATAAAGTAATTACAGGAACAGACTATCATCCAAAAGGATGGCATTTTAATTTAAAGATTGCATCTGAGTTTCAACCTTCACCAACAATTACAGCAATGGGTGCTACAGAAAAAACTGCTGGAGTGTGTCATTGGGAAGAAGACAGAAAATTTACTTTAGGTGAATTAAAAAGAGTGACATCATTACCTGATGATTTTAAGTTAACAGGAAAATGGGCACAAAGAGCAGAACGATGTGGACGTATGGTGCCATCATTAATGATGAAAGCACTTGCAGAATCCATGTACAATAATGTATTAAGGAATATATAATGAACGATTTTACTTTTGCACATAGAGAAGAAGGATTTGACAATCATATTGATCAATCTATTCGAGGTTATAGAGATTTACTCAACGATGTAGTTTCTTTTTCAAGATACTTCGTTGAAGAACACACCACAGTCTTAGACATAGGTTGTTCTACAGGAAAACTAACAAAACGAATTATGCAAGAAAATGTAAAACACAAACCATTTGTTTGTTATGAGGGTGTTGAGTATGCTGAAGGATTTAAGGAAGACTTAGATAAAAGACTAAGAGAATTAAATTCGATGTTTCCCGATATGGATAATTTAGTTAGTTTTCTACAAAAAGACATTAGAGAATACAGATGGCGACCAGAAGTTAACTCTTTTGTTACATCAATTTTTACTTTACAATTTATGCCAAAAAAAGACAGAGCAGATTTGTTAAGAGAAATATATCATAGTTTAATACCTGGTGGTGCATTTGTATTTTCTGAAAAAGTCTTTTCTGAGAATGCACATATTCAAGACATGATGACTTTCATGTACTATGATCACAAAAGAGAACACTTTGATGACAAAGATATTCTTGATAAAGAAAAGACACTAAGACACATGTTGAAACCTAACACATGGCCAGAATTGAAAGATCATTTAGAAAAAGCAGGTTTCATAGACGTACAAGTGTTTTGGCGTAATCACAATTTTATAGGAGCAATAGCAATAAAATGACAAACGATTTTCTTAAAGATATAATTAAAACAACTGGCAATGAATATGCTAATCTAGTGGAAGACGGAGTTGAATCAGGTGATGTTGAAAACTTTATCGACACAGGTTCTTATATTTTAAATGGAATGTTAAGTGGTTCACTCTATGGTGGACTTCCACAGAATAAAATAACAGCACTTGCAGGTGAATCTGCAACAGGTAAAACATTTTTTCTTATGGGAATGTGTAAACACTTTTTAGATGCAAACCCAGATGGTGGTATTGTTTACTTTGAGTCAGAATCAGCAGTAACTAAAAAAATGATCGTTGATAGAGGTATTGATGCATCAAGAATGGTAGTCTTACCTGTTTCAACTGTACAAGAGTTTAGAACACAGGCAATAAAAGTTCTTGATAGATACATGCAACAAGACGTTGATATTAGAAGACCAATGTTTATGTGTCTTGATTCTCTAGGTATGTTATCTACAACTAAAGAAGTTGAAGATACAGCAGAGGGAAAAGAAACAAGAGATATGACAAGAGCTCAAGTTCTAAAGGCTGCATTTAGAATACTTACACTTAAATTAGGAAAAGCAAAAGTTCCTATGGTCGTCACTAATCATACTTATGATGTTGTTGGATCATATATTCCAATGAAAGAAATGGGTGGTGGTAGTGGACTTAAATATGCCGCAAGTAGTATTGTTTATCTAAGTAAGAAAAAAGAAAAAGACGGAACTGAAGTTATTGGTAATATTATCAAAGCAAAAAATCAAAAGTCTAGACTAACAAAAGAAAACTCAGATTGTGAAGTTAGATTAACATACAATAAAGGACTTGACAAATATTATGGATTACTTCAACTTGCTGAAAAATATGATATATTTAAAAAAGTATCTACGAAGTTTGAATTACCAGATGGTCGAAAAGTATTTGGTAAAACTATAAATGATGATCCACAGTCATACTTCACAGATGAAGTTATGGAAAAACTAGAAGAAGCGGCAATGAAAGAATACTCATATGGAGGCAACAATGAGTGAAATGAAACAAGGTGATTTAGTATCTGTTTTAACGCCACATGGTGAATTTGTTGGAAGACTAGAAAAAAATGATGATACAGGCGTACATCTAAGTAATCCAAAAATGATGGTTAGCACTAAAGAAGGAAACATGGGTTTTGCAAGAGGTGTTTGTATGACAGGTGAGGAAAATCCTAAATCAATAATTTTTAGAAGTGGTGGTATTATATTAGTCACACCATCAAATCAAAATATAAACAAAGCATATACTGAAGTTGTAAGTGGATTAGTCACTTGACAAAAAAGAAATTCAGTTATATCGAATCAGCAAACTACCCAGATCAAACTTGCATAGGGATCAACGAGGGAGAGTTTGCTGGTGTAATTTATAAATATGGTAAAGTCACACCAATAGAAAAAGATGATAAATTGACAATGCAATTTGAATATGATATTATAGAAAACAATGCAATACCTAGAGAAAAGTTTGGCGATAATTTTTTTAATTTAATAGGTGATATACTAATGGATATACTTGATGAAAAATATAACACTAACGATACTAGAAAACTTAGTAGCAAATGAAGAATATGCTAGAAAAGTTTTACCATTTTTAAAAGAAGAATACTTTCAAGATAGAAATCAAAGAATCGTATTCAAAGAGATAAGTTCTTTTGCGTTAAAGTATTCAAAACTTCCAACAAAAACATCTTTGGAAGTTGAACTTGATAACCGAAAAGATTTAACTGAACAACAATATAAAGACATAACAAATATTGTTAGCAACTTTACAGATGATGCAGTTGATATAGAGTGGTTAACTGATACTACCGAAACATTCTGTAAAGATAGGGCAATCTATAATGCCGTCGTGGACGGAATCTCTATTATTGAAGGTAGAGATTCCACACGTAAACCTGATGCACTTCCAAGTCTTTTGACAGATGCATTATCTGTTTCTTTTGATAATAGAGTTGGTCATGATTATATAGAGGATGCGTCAGATAGATTTGAATACTTACATCGTAAAGAAGAACGTATTCCATTTGACTTAGAATATTTCAATAAAATTACAAAAGGTGGACTCCCACAAAAAACATTAAACATTGCACTTGCTGGAACTGGTGTCGGTAAATCTTTGTTCATGTGTCACATGGCTGCAAACTGCATAAATCAAGGACGAAATGTTCTTTACATTACACTAGAAATGGCAGAGGAAAGAATCGCAGAAAGAATAGATGCGAATCTTATGAATGTAAGTATGGATGCACTTCAAGATTTACCTAAACCAATGTACGATGATAAGATCGAAAAGATCATGAACAAAGTAAAAGGTAAACTGATTATAAAAGAATATCCAACAGCATCAGCACATACTAATCACTTTCGTTCATTACTACAAGAACTATCAATCAAAAAAAGTTTTAAACCAGAGATAATCTTTGTAGATTACTTAAATATATGTGCTTCAAGTCGTTTTAAAGGGGGCTCAAACATTAATTCATATACACTAATCAAATCTATCGCAGAGGAATTAAGGGGTCTAGCAGTCGAAAATAACGTGCCTATCGTGTCTGCTACACAGACAACTAGAGGTGGATATGTATCAACGGATATAGGACTTGAGGATACATCTGAGTCATTTGGATTGCCTGCAACAGCAGATTTTATGTTTGCATTAATTACCTCTGAAGAATTAGAAGAACTTCAACAGATACAAGTTAAACAGTTGAAGAACAGATACAATGACCCAACAATCAACAAAAGATTTATTCTAGGAATTGACAGATCAAAAATGAAACTGTATGATGTAGAACTAAACGCTCAAGATGATCTAGTTGATAGTGGACAAGAAGACAAAATACCAGCACTAGATAAATCCACTAGTGGTGAAAGATATGCGAAATTTCAAGAAATTAAAGTCTAGATATTATGTGGATTTAGATGATTCTAATTTAAATTATCCATATAATTGTATAGATGTAAAGACAAATGAGGTGGTATGGAACTTTGAATTTGAGGAAGACGCTTTAGAATGGTGTAAGAATCAAAATAAAAAACCAACTTTTGGTAAGGATAGAATACCTCCACATATGAGGATGTATAAAACATAAATATATAAGTAATAAATGGGGGAGCGATGTCTATTAGAAAGTTTGTACAACAAGTAAGACCTAGAGAACAATCATACAAACCTAAATTAATTATTGTTGAAGAACTTCTTGCTGAAGAAGAACTTCCAAAAGATATTATGAGGGGTTTAAGTTATGAGAAGTCTGAGAAACAATCTACATCTAAAAGAGATGTTTATATTGTTCGTTCATCAGATAGAGAAACTGATAGAGATGAGATTCTAAGAAATCTTAATCAAGCAGGCATCAAGGCATCACTTGGTTCGAGTTCATCATCAGTTGATCCGATTGATGGCATATATCAAAATAGAAATTTTAGGATTTTTGTAAAACCACTATCTGGTGGCATGGGTGAAACTACTTTAAACTCTAGTATCACAGAGTTATTTCCCTTAATCGCATTCGAAAAAAAATATAATCCAAAAGATATCATATCATTTCATCAATTTTTACTAGGTGTTGATGTTTCAAAACTTAAATGTGTTGGCCCAAAAGATATTAAAGCCGCAGAGGAAACAATAAACAAAGCAGATACATCTACTAAGTTTAAAAAAAAAATGGCAAACGCTATTGGTGTTCTTAAATACATTCAACAAGAAGATAAAAATAAAAAGATAAAAAGTTTGTTTTGGGGATACAGAGCAAAGCCTGCAGGTGTGCCTAGTAAACACCCAGGTGATATGTTTATTACTTACAACGATAACAAAATTTTAGGTGTTAGTTTAAAAGCAGGTGGAAAGAAAACATCTGAACCACAATTAAACACTTACATAGGAAAAGTTTTTGATGAGTTCAAAGATAGAAACTATGGTAAACTAATATCATTGGCATACAAATCAGTTTACTCTAAAATACCAGGTATGCCACCTGAGAGATCATTTATTAGAGATAGAAAAACAAAAGATATATTAAGAGACTTTGATAAAAAAAATAATGCACAATATGAAAAATTTTACAATGATTACCTTGAGATTATGAGACAAGGAATAGTCAAATTATTTAATAAAAATAAAGATAATACAATAAAATATATTAAAACAAATATACTTAGAGATGCACCTGATGTTCCTACTATAGTGATTAAAGCAGTTGGTAGTGATTACGAAGAAGTGACAGATAAAGATCAACTAGGTGTTTTTTTACCACAAGTAAAATTTATTAGGGCAACATCATCTCAATCATCTAAACAAAATTGGTTTATAGAATTGACATCTGGCCCAGATACTTTGAAAATGAGTATGTCTATTCGAACAAATAAATCAGGTCATGCTGGATTAAAAAAGTTAGGTCAATTTAGTCTTGCAGTAAAATACAATGGATTGTCAAAAAAATGATACAATTTTTAGAGGAACAAGCAGGTAAGAATCTACATTTAGAACATATCGAAGATGAGATAATAAACTTTGGTGTGCCAGGTGGTCGAGCTGCTATAAACTTTTTAAGAAGTTTAAGAGATATGTTAGCAGGTGCGAGTAGATCATCTGTTAATATGACTGTTAAATGGGATGGCGCTCCAGCGATATTCGCAGGTATAGACCCAGAGGACGGAAAGTTTTTTGTTGCAAAAAAGTCAGTATTCAACGTAAATCCAAAGTTATATAAGACAAACGCAGAGATTGATGCAGATTTATCTGGTGAACTAAATGCAAAATTTAAAGTTGCACTAAAAGAGTTTGCTAAACTAGGTATCAAAGGAGTTCTTCAAGGTGATCTTATGTTTACTAATGATCTTGAAACAGATACAATAGATGGTGAAAAAGTTTATACATTTCAACCAAACACCATAGTTTACGCAGTGCCAGTTGATTCTGATCTAGGAAAGGTTATGAAAAAAGCAAAGATAGGAGTTGTATGGCATACAACATACTCTGGCAAATCACTACCTGTTATGAAAGCATCTTTTGGTGCGAACATCAGTAATTTAAACAAGTCTGCTTCGGTTTGGATGGATGATGCAACATACAAAGACGTATCAGGCAAAGCCACATTCAATGCCAAAGAAACTGCACTGGTTACGAAAACATTATCAGATGTAGGAAAGACATTTCAAAAAATAAATGCACCAATGTTAAATAAATTCCTTAGACTTCAAGAATCAATGACTGGTGCGTTGGCAGGTGCATCATATAAAACTTACACAAATAGTAAAGTAAGGAGAGGGGAAAAAGTTAAGAATGCAAACAGACATGCTGCAGAGTATGTCAATTGGGTACAAGATTCAGTAAAAAAACAGATTGATAAAGTAAAAACACCTGCTGGAAAGAAAAAATATGAGAATATATCTAAACAATATACAATAGAAATCAAAAAACATGTAAGAAATTTGACTGAAGTCGTTAAATTTCAAAATTTTATGATTGATGCAAAAATGCAAATTGTTAGAAAACTAAATAGTGTAAAACAACTAACAGGCACATTTATTCGTACAGATAATGGATATAAAGTGGTTAACCCAGAGGGTTATGTTGCGATAGACAGAGTGTCTGGTAATGCTGTGAAATTAGTCGATAGAATGGAATTTTCGTTTAATAATTTCACTGCAATAAAGGCATGGGATAGATGAAAAACATAAAAGATTTAATAAACGAACTCAAAGAACGAGTCGTATCAGTCGCTCAAAGAAGAAAGATCGGCAGAAGAATGGCTCGCCTCGCAAAAACATCAGCATTTAAAGCCAAAAGAGAAAGAGCAATGAAAAAGATTGCCACACCTATGAAACAACGTGTCAAGGCAACTAAGATGGCAAGAAAACTTATTCGTAAGAAATTTTATCCAAAATATGATCAGATGGCACCAATGCAGAAGATGAAAATAGATCAAATTGTAAATGCAAAATATGGTGCTGCAATCGAAAAGATTGCAAAGAGAAATTTAATAAAAGTTAAAAAAGCAGAGATTGAAAAAGTCAAAAGAGCAAGACAGAAAAAAGATGATTAAAAAATTTAATGCATATGAACAACCAGGCAAATCAGTTGTGTTTGCATTTGGTAGATTTAATCCACCAACCACAGGTCATGAAAAATTAATTAACAAAGTAAAACAAGTTGCTGGATCAGATGAATATAGAATATATCCTAGTTTCTCACAAAATCAAAATAAAGATCCATTGCCACACGCACTAAAGATTGCGTACATGAGAAAAATGTTTCCAAAACATAAAAGAAATATTATTGCTGATAGAAAAGCTATCACTGCAATAGATATTGCAACTAAATTATATGACCAAGGTTTTAGAAATTTAAAAATGGTTGCTGGTTCAGATAGAGTAAAAGAGTTTGAAACATTATTAAAAAAGTATAATGGTGTGGAAGGTAAACGACACGGATTCTATAAGTTTGATAATATTGATGTTGTGTCTGCTGGAGAGAGAGACCCAGATGCAGAAGGTGTATCAGGTATGTCAGCATCTAAGATGAGGTATCATGCAAACAAAGGTGAATACGATGATTTTGCTGATGGTTTACCTAAAGGATTTAAAGACGGAAGAAAATTATTTAGAGATGTTCGTAAGTACATGGGTATTAGAGAACAGAAAGACATGGGTGTCATGAATGAATATGAAGAACTCAGAGACAGATATTTAACAGGTCAGATATGGAAGATTGGTGATTTAGTAGAGGCAAAGGGTATCGAGGGAAAAATAATTCAAAGAGGAACAAACTATATTACATTTAATGATAGTCAAGGTAAAGTTCACAAAGCATGGTTGCACGAGATAAAAGTAGAACAAAAAAAAATTACAGCAGTAAGACAAGATAAAGATGTAAAAGATAAACCAGGTACGCAACCTGCAAAATATTACTCTGGTGTAAAAAAGAAAACTAAAGACTCAAGAGCTGCACATTTTAGAAAAGGTGCAAAAATGGACGATGACAATCCAGCTGCATACAAACCAGCACCGGGTGATTCTAAAGGTAAAACTAAACCATCTCAATATACAAAGAAGTTTAAAAAAATGTTTGGTGACTCATATGATATAGGTAAAGACTATGGTGATCACACAAGATCTGTTACACCTGGCGAAAATAAAAAATTGACAAAAGAAGATATTGAAGGTTGGTATAAAAATGAGGATATACACGAAAAGTATGAACTAAGATATGGAGACAATTGGTATATTAAATTAACAGAAACATATAATAAACTTCTTGAAAAGGTTGAAGTTGTTCATGATAATTGTGGTACACCAGATTGTTGTGGTCAGTGTGCTGATGCAAATATTACTGAACAAAAGAAAGAAACATTAGATTCTTTTGGTACTTTTATATTAAGAAATGCTTGGGGTGAAATAGTTGAGTCTGCTGAGTTTGAGGGAAGAAAAGTTAAATTAAATGATCCTATACGTACAAGTGAAAATCCTAATAAAAAATTTAAAGTATATGTTAAAAACGAAAAAGGTAACGTAGTTGTAGTTCGTTTTGGTGATCCTAATTTAGAAATAAAAAGAGATGACCCTGCCAGAAGAAAATCATTTAGGGCAAGACATAATTGTGATAACCCAGGGCCAAAAACAAAGGCTAGATATTGGAGTTGTCAACAATGGAGAGCAGGCGCAAAGGTAGATAACTAATGCAAGAACTAGGTCAATTCATGTCTCTTGTATCAGACGAAAAACAAAAAGTTCAAAAAATACAAGAGGAAAAAGATAAAAGGTTTAAACCTAGAGTTTCTGTAGGACAATCATTATCAGAGTTTTTTAATTTAATATCTGAAGCACCTAGAATTCCTAGAAAAAAAGGACAACCTGCAGGTTCTGACAAACACTCTGATTTATACACAGACGAAAATCCAAAAGGAACAATACATGGTTTAGGATTTAAAGATGTTGAAACTGCAAGAGCATCTGTAAAAAAAATTATCAATTCTGGTAGATCACACGCACATAAAATACAAGCTGCGATTGCAATGGAGCAAAGAGCAAGAGTAATGGGAAAAACAGCAGAAGCTGCAGTGTATCGAAGATATATTGAAAAGATGAAAAAGAAAACTAAAGAAATGAGAAAAGAGGACATGGAACCTCAAATTATTGAGAAACATTTCACAAGAGAGATCGTAAGAGAAGTGCCAGTTGAAAAGAAACAAGAGTTTACAAAAGAAGATAATGCACAAAGAATTGATGTTCTTAAAACATTTTTTGAAAGATTAGATAGTTTCGAACAAAATTTAGAAAAAAGAGAACTGGCTCAGAAGATGACTAATTACTTACCTGAACAACCAGAACAAAATGAACTGACAAAATTAAAAGAAGATTTTAGACAATTTAAGAACATTATATCACAACAAATGGCGACAATAGGAGGCGGTGGCGCAGTAAGACTGCAAGACTTGGACGATGTTGATACATCATCACTTGGTAATGGAAAATTTTTAGTATTTAACTCTACATCAGGCAAACTAGAATTTACAGATCAAGTGGATGGTAATTAATGGCACTTAAAATAAAATTAAAAAGAATTGCTGGAACTCCAACAACTTCAAATTTAGAAGACGGTGAGATAGCACATAATACAAGTGCGAATACACTTCATGTAAGAATTGGTGATACAATACACGCAGTTGGTGGAAGTGGTTCAGTAGACCTATCTGCCGTTGATCAAGATATTATACCTGACGGAAATGGAACAAGAAACTTAGGAAGTGCAACTAAAAGATTTGCTGAATTATTTCTTACAGGAAACACAATCAATCTTGGGGGTGCGACAATCAGTTCAGACGGAACAGGAACGATTGCTATTTCTGGTGATGGTGTAACACTTCCAAACAATTCTGCTCTTGCATCTGGTGAAAAACTTGCCGTTGCGAATAATGAAGGTGTTCCAATAAGAATAGTTAACTTATTTACTGCGGCAGGCGGATTATCTACTGCGGCAACAACACTAAATTTTAAAGCATCAGCATCAAGAGATTTAGTTTTTACAGGATTAAAATTAACAAATGGACAAAATATAACATCAACTCAACAAACAACGTTGTTTGAGTTCTAGGAATAAATAAAAATATGAGTAGTAAAACACCAGTAAGAGTAGTATTTGACGGAAGTAACAATGCGACAGGACTCGCCGAATTTCAATCAGGTGAGTTTATTCCTTTAACGCATGGTGGACTTGGTGCATCTTTATCTTTAGGAACTGCTGGACAAGTTTTAAAAGTAAACTCTGGCGCTTCTGCTTTAGAATTTGGTAATGTTGAAGCAATTTTAAATATAGACGGACTCACAGACGGATCAGGTATTACAATCGCTGATGGTGATGACTTTGCAATATCTGACGCTGGAACTGAAAAAAAAGTAAATGCATCTCAGATTTCTACTTATGTTCAAGGAACTATAAGTGGTGATATAACAATATCAGGTGGAACTGCAGCCATTGGATCTGGTGTTATTGTTAACGCAGACATAAACTCAAGTGCGGCTATCGCCGACAGTAAACTTGATACGATATCTACCGCAGGTAAGGTTGCATTATCAGCTTTAGAAATAGATGGTGGAACAGACATTGGTGCTGCACTAACAACTTCAGATTTAATAGTTGTTGATGATGGTGCAGGTGGAACAAATAGGAAAGCTGCATTATCAAGATTAGTTACACTTATGGAGTCAGAGATAGATGCCATTGGTGGTAACTTAACAATAACAGGTAATCTAACTGTTAACGGATCTACGACAACTGTATCTACGACAAACACTGTAGTTTCTGATAAATTATTTGAACTCGCAAACGGACAATCAGGCACACCATCAGGTGATATTGGTCTTGTTATGGAAAGAGGAAGTTCTGATAATGCATTTATAGGATTTGATGAATCTGCTGATAAATTTATAGTTGGAACAGGTTCGTTCACTGGTTCGACAACTGGTGATTTAACAATAACAACAGGAACATTAGTTGCAAACATTGAGGGAAATGTAACAGGTAATGTGACAGGTAATGTAAGTGGCACAGCTGCTACAGTTACAGGTGCAGCTCAGTCAAATATTACATCACTCGGAACATTGACAACTTTAACAGTTGATAATATTATAATCAATGGTACAACAATTGGACATACTGATGACACAGATTTAATAACACTTGCAGATGGTATTGCAACTGTGGCAGGTGAAATATCTGTAACAACTCTTGACATTGGTGGAACTAATGTCACATCAACTGCCGCTGAACTTAATTTAGTTGATGGTTCTAGTGCTGGAACAATTGTTAATAGTAAAGCAGTCATCTATGGTAGTTCTGGTGAGGTAAATGCAACTACGTTACAGATTGCTGGATCATCTATAACATCGACTGCTGCTGAACTTAATCTTATGGATGGTGGAACGTCAGCTGGAACAACTGCTGTTGCAGGCGGTGATGGTATCGTGACAAATGACGGTGGAACAATGCGTCAAACAACAGTTGATACATTTGATACATACTTATCTCAAACTACTAAGACCTTAACAAATAAAAGTTTAACATCACCACAAATAAATACGCAAATAGATTTACTCGCAAGAGCAGAAGCAAGATTTCAAGATTCATCAGGTGGTCAATATGTTGCACTAAAAGCACCTGCAACTGTTTCAAGTAATGTTACATTTACATTGCCTGCAGAGGACGGATCAGCAAATCAAGTTTTAAAAACAGATGGTTCAGGCACTCTTAGTTTTGGCACAGATGAACAATCTGCTTTTGCTGATTCAACTATAACATCAACACCTGGTGGAAGTGGGGATTTTGATTTATCAAAAACAAATAATTCTGGTAGTTCTGAATCACCTTTTGACTCAAGCGCTCTTGATGCATTCGGTGTTATTTTAGGAGTTGTATTTGATGCAATGGAGCCAAGAGGAACAAGCACTGCGAATAACACTGATTTAGGATCAAGTGAGTCACATGTGGGTGCATAGGATTTATAAATAAAGGATAGGATAAAAATGACAAGATATAAAAAATCAATGTTTGACGCAACTATGGAAGTATTGAAACCTTCTATGGGCGCTGGTGCTTATATAAAAGACTTTCGAAAGTCTGATGCTCCACAATTCAAAGGAAAATCAGAAAAAGAGAGAGATAAAATGGCAATCGCCGCCTATCTAGATGCAAAAGATGAAGTCAATGAGGGCGCAAAAAACAGTGTTATATCTATGACAAAATTTAAAAATCCTAAAATAGTAAAACAAGTTTCAGATATAATTAAAAAAGTAGGAACTGATAAAATCAAAGTAAAAAAGATACCTGGTGGTATGGAAATCGCAGGTTCCAATGTTCATCTAACACAAGTCATAGATAGATTTTTTGATCAAACAATCAAAACTTCAAAAGGTGATTTTTCAACACCTGCATTAATACGGATGAAAGAAGATTATGATTATGAAACATTTGTAATAATGGGTGAAGAAGTTGAACAACTAGATGAAAAGATTGCAGGTCTTGAGAAAAAATCAGATCAAACAGGTGTTCCATATGGCATACTAAAGAAAAGTTATGATAGAGGTGTTGCCGCATGGAGAACAGGTCACAGACCTGGTACAACACCACAACAATGGGCGTTTGCCAGAGTGAACTCAATGTTAACAGGTGGTAAGGCAGACCCAGATTTACAGGCAAAGATCAAAGCAGGTGGATATAAGAAAAAGAAAAAAGCAAAAAAAGAAGAAACTAATTTAGATGAAGATGCTAAAATGGCAAAACAATCTGATGCTGATTTAAAATCTATGATGAAGAAAATGCGTGATGCTGAAAAGAAAGATCCAAAGATGCCTTCTACTCAATTCATGATTAAACGTATTAGCAAAGAAATGAAAAAAAGAGGTTTAAAAGAAGAAACAATTAAAGAATTCAAAAATATGATTGTCACTATTAATGACCCTCGAAAAAGAAAAAAGGCAATCGATGATTTAGTAAAAAAGAATTTTGGTATTAAAAAAGATATTATGAACCCTAAAAAATTTAAAGTATATGGTAATGACACAGACTTAAACAAATATGCTAAAGATTTGAAAAACTTTTATGGTGCAACTATTAAGGCTGAAGAGTTTCAAATTAAAGAAGATGGTCACATGGATGTTCCAAGTTCAATAAGAATGTGCAAGACTATCATTGAAGACGCAAACGAAATACAACAGATTTTATCATCGAAGGGTGATGAAAATATAGACACTTGGTGGACAAACAAACTTGCTGTTGCCGCCAGTTCATTGAATAAACTTAGAGACTATATCAAAAACCCAATGGAAGAAGGTAGAAAATCTAAGTATGCTCAGGATGATGAGGATGAAGAGGGCGCAAATAAACATATCGTTATGCAACTAAGAAAAACAGTTGATTTGAAAGGTAATTTTAAAACTGAATTTGAGGATGGTAAAAAACAAAAAATACCTTTAGAGATCGCAAGAAAATTAAGTCATAAATATAATATGCTTAAAAAACCAATCGAAAAAGAAATATTCCAAAAGAGAATATCAAAGTCATATAGAGACTTACTAAAAGTGGCAAAGGAGAAGTAATGAGTTATTTTAAAAACACACCCGAGAGTCTCTTAGAAAAAGTAAAAGAGATTCAAATAAAAACAGCTGCAAGAGAAGGTAATAAATTTACTAAAGCACTTATGGCTGCGAGAGAAAATGGAAATAAATTTTTTACAGTAAATGGTAAAGAATATGAGACAGAAGCTCTTGATGATAAAGATGTAGCAATAATAAAAAAAGTTGTTGGTAAACTTAAAGGTGCATCACAAGCACACGCAGGTCAATCAAAAGATTTAGAAAAAGCATTAAGTGATGAAGTAAAATATCCTCATGACATGTTCGATCCAAAAACAGGTAAAAAAGAAGTTGCAAAGAATGTAGATGATCATAACAGACTTTCAAAAATGGGATACACTCACGATGACCCTAAAAAGAAAGAAGACCCATCTCATTCAGTAGTTATCAAATCACAAAAGAAAAAAATGAAAGAAGACCCATCTCATTCAGTAGTTATCAAATCACAAAAGAAAAAAATGAAAGAGGATAACACTAACGACAAGT